AGTTCTTCCCAGCCTTTATCTAATTCCTTTCGTTCTTCGGGCGTAGGAACTTCCTGTGGTTCACTCACTGTTTTAGTCACGGTATCGCCACTAAAATCTAATAAATCGGCATTTGCTCCCTCAGTTACACCCTCATTTGCTCCCTCACTTGGAGCATCAGTAACTTCCCCATCTAACTCTAATATTTCTTCAGTCACACCATTATTCTGCGATTCTTCCATGACCTCATTCACTATTTCAAACACCTTATTCTGTTCTTCTTGACTTAAATCAGTTCTTGATGTACTAATATGTATGTTCTCGACATCGGGATGAAGTTCTATTTTCTCTGGCATCTCCATCTTTCTTTCATCACTCGTTGCCTCAAACCCGTCATTAGGTGTTATATCATCATTGGCTTCAGGCTGTTTATTCTGGTGCAACAAGTCATTTACTCTCTGAGCCTCAGTTCTACCATCATTGATTGAATCGTCATTTACCTTTTCAACTAAAGTCTTTTCACTTATAGCAACATGCATCTGAGAAAGACCTGTGGCTTTCTTTTCCAATTTTTCAATATCGGTTTCATCATGGTGTTTAATATTCTTATAATTTTTGGTATGTCTATACCTTGGGTCATCAATTATAATTTGCATTGTGTCGTTATTGAACACACAATCTTCAAATGCCTGTCCATCTTTAGCAAATCTGGCTTTAATAATTCTGATGTTGGCAAAATTAGCTTCCTGTTGTGCTGGAGTCTTAGCTACACTCATAAAGAAGTGTGCTTTCTGAACTCTTTTTATACTACCACCACTCTGATATGCTTCCACGAATTCCGCACCAAAACCACTACGATTACTTTGAATCGCTGTCCATGCAGGAATATCAAAATCTGATGCAAGTGATTCAAATCCCTTAATAATGGTAAGTTCAGATTCGGTTCTATCCTGTCTCGTTTTATGACTTTCAAGACAATCAAGATAATCGAGCACAAGGATATCAAATTTAAAACCCCATTTCTTCTGATAACTGAGCATCCAGTTACGGACATCCTTCATGGTGGTATCTTCCTGACTAAACCTCTTAATTATAAGCCTACCTCTACCCTCTAATCGTTTAATTTTTTCATTTACTACTTTGGTTACTCTTTCATTTTCCTCGTCTTCATTGAGTCTACTCAATGCTGATTTTGCCCAAATCGTATAGTGTTTACGTTTAATCTGGTCTTTGGTGTCTTCAAAAATAATTTGAGCAACATTTTTCTCTTGCTCATATGCAGTATTGGCAATAATTGTAAGTGCCGTTGTTTTACCAACCCCCGATGGGGTTAATATAACACCAATCTCACCCTTACCTAAACCACCACCAGTTAATTCATCAATTGTTCCAATGCCTGTTGGTATCGTTTCCCTAAATTCTTTACGAAGTGCTTTACTTACGCCTTCAGTAAGTGATTCACTATCATCGTCTTCTTCACCAATATGTGCAATTTTTTGAAACTTGTCTTCAATAGCAGCGACCACAAACTTATCTTTGATTCCACCACTCTTTACCTTTTCCTGAATATGTTCAGCAATTTTTCGATATTCTTGTTGTTTAACAAATGCATGTGCTGATTTTTGCACGACATCACCATCATAATGCATTTGTTTATTAATGACTCTTTCGTTCCAGAGTGTGACACGTTTAATTACAGCAAATAATGATTCTTCTTCAATTACATTATTTGGTGTTTTATATTTGTTTATGGCTTGATGTATACTCTGATTTTGAAGGTTCGGAACTTTATCAAACTCATTATAATATTCCAAAATAATGATGAATAACCTTCTGAGGTTAGGGTCATCAAAATATTCAATCGCTAAATCAGGTATTATTTTTTCAGCGAATTCTGGTTCTACCAACAACTGCCACATCAGGCGTTGTTGAAATTCAGGACCAAGATATGCTGTTAATGTATTCTCTGTATTTTCTGTCATTTTAAAAATATGTGTAATAAAAGGACGAGAATCGGATTCTTTTGAATTGGTCAGAATTTTATGGAATATCCAATCCCCGTCCAAATATAATTAGTTTCGTCTGAGTCTTCTCAGCATTTCTGCTCTTTTTGCTGGATGAAGTTCTCTGATTTGATTAATCGACAGACCCCTGTAATTGATTAAATCATAATCATCCCACATATTTCTAATGTCACTCTTTTTAATTTTGGCTTCGATAGTTTCTGTTATATCTGTAACAACATACATTATATCGAGTGATTGCCTTGCAACAGGATTAAACCCATCAACATAGAATTCACGTTCAACAATCGGATTCTCATTAATATATAACCCGATTTTACATGGAACGCCACGTATTGTTTTATGTTCGATTTGTTGCACCACTGATTGTGGATTGTAACGCATTCCATTTCTCCATTCTCTCGGATAGGTGTTAATCATTTTCTGATGATAACCATACAAGTCATATTCAAGCATCTCAACTTCTTCATCAGAAACATTGACTGCTGTGGTATCGACTCTTCCAACTTCTGCCACCACATCATAACTTCTTTTCGACAAGGTTTTCTGCAATCTCGTGATTGCCCTCGGAAGTATGTCTCTCACATCAATCGAATATCTTGTAAAAGGATTAAACTTATCAGCATCAAACATCGCTTCACATAACTGGACATCGCCTTGGGTCAGTGAAAATCTAAACACGTTACTATGTTCCTTCTCGTTCATTTTGGTATTTTTAAATTGTTTATATACAAATACAAATATAGCGACAATCCCTTTAAGATGAAAGGTTTTCTACAAACTATTTTTATATTTCTTGTAATACTCTGTAAGCAATTGTTTTTCATTCATAATTACAGTGTAAAAAGGTTCAACATATTGGGGGAATGTACTACCATAGACACTCAAAAATTCATCTTCAATCATCAATTTATAGAGATTTTTACTCCCTCGGTCTTCTGGTGATAATGGTACTTCGAGTTGTAGTAGTTCTTCATTAGCTTGTTCATTAAGCATTGGTTGTCTTAGATTTACAAGTCGAAAATTAGTTTTCAATCTCTCAACACCTTCTGGACTAATTAAATTATTCAATGCTTTTAATGGTTTCAGTTTGTTTTTTGCTCGTTCTTGTTGAATTTCATCGGCTTTATGACAAATTTCCCTAACCGATAATGTTTTGAATTTTAGTTCTGGAAATTTTTCAACCAATCCAGTATCCTTTATTCCACCAACACCTTTAATATTGTCAGCATCATCACCACAAATAATTTTCATCACCAAAGCATTGGTGTAATGATGATTGAAATACATCATATAATTTATTTTCGTTACTGGTTGGTCGATGTTCGGGAATATTATTGTGATATTCAGGTCAAGTAGTTGTGCGAAGTCACGGTCATTGGAGTAGATGAAAATTTCTTCTTTATTATTGTGTTCCAAACAATAAGCAGCAATAATATCATCGGCTTCGGTATCATCGACTTGAATTTGTCTCAAAAACAGTTCTTCTGCATATGCCTTAATTCTTTGACGTTGATTAAGAATCGATTCTTTCTTATCATTTTCTCTACGAATCTCAGCAGCACTCATTTCTATGCGTTTATGCCATTCCTTACTCACTCGATTCGCTTTATATGCATGGTCGATTCGATAACGTTGGATTCCACCACCTTCACCGTCCCAGACTAACACTACTTTGTTAATCATGTGGTCTTTAATCATCTTTCGAACCGTAGTTAAAAAAGAATACAAACCACCGATATGTCCGAATTTGGTGGTTTGTAAATCTTTTGCTCCGTGAAACGAACGCTTTAAAAGATATGAACTATCAACTAAAAGTGTTCTGGTTTTCATTCTTCAGCAGTATCTGTATTGGTGGTAACGCTATCGTCACCAATAGTGATTTTACTTTTTTCAATAACATTACCTTCATCATCCATGTCTTTGGCTTCAATTACAATATCATCGGCAGTCAATGTTGGGTCACCAAGAATATTACGGAAATGTAAGATATGTTCCTTCTTATAGGCAGCAATACCTTCAGCATCAGCATATATGAAACCGTGTGGTGTTGAAGCAATTTTACCTTCGAGTGAAATACCACCCAATGCACCATCAACGTGGTTCTTGGCGATATTAACTTTATTTTCAAAACCAAAGTTAACGTCACGCAATTTACTTGTTGCAGTAACCCTTTTAGTTCCGTGAGTTAAAATTCCACCGAAATTATAAATCATTCTCGAACCAAAGAACCATGTTTCACCACCTTTGTGCTTAACAACCTTATTCATGTTGTCGTACCAGATTTTCTGAACAGCACCAATGGTATTGGTATATATACTGTCAACTCTTCTACTATTTGGAATCGTGTTGTTTAGGATTGACATAAATGTCTTTTCATATGCTCCAGCATTCCACATATTGTTATCGCTTGTATTTTTCACAGCAGCATCGATTGTAGCAATACAGTTTAGTGTTCCAATTGAATCGATTGCGAAATACAAATCAACAGGTAACTGACCAGCATCTTGTTGGTCAATGAAATAATAAACACACTTAGCAAGGTCTTCGATTGCTGCTTCTTTTCTCTCTTTATTTTGGAGTTTCCCAAAATTATCGAGAAGATATTTGTTGTTAATCAGAATATAATCACCTTCCCAATCAAAACCCATTAGTTTTAATCTCTGATTGCCTTCATTAATATTGTTTTCGGTATCAATAATAATTGGTAAAAGACCCATTTTCTGAGCATTAACAATCGAACGCATTAAAGCCGTTGATTTACCAGTATTGGAATACCCACGGAAAAGCGTTACATATCCTTTCGGTACACCGGGCATGCCAGTTGCTTCTTGTAATGCATCGTCAATTGGAATCCACTGAAGTGGTTTTGATTCTACTTTCTCAGCACCGACTTTCTTTTTGAAATTATCGAGACTGAAACTTTTTTTAGGTGTTGGTTTACGTACCACCGCATTGCTGGGCACATCTGATTTCTTTGCCATAAATTGTGAATTTTAAAAAAGGTTAAAAAGGGAAACTTTCATTTCCCTTTTTTTACTCGGTAATTTTTAGAACGGTAGGTCATCATAATCTCCACCACTCTCAGGTTCATCATCCTGAACAGTCTCAGGTGCTTCACTTACGTCTACAGGTTCTGCTTCAGCAACGGCTGTTGTAGCAGCAGGTGTAGTCTTCGGTGCGG